TTAATATGACTCGCTACAACATAGTGGGTTTCTTGGGGCCAATGACTCGCTTTTAAAATTTGGTTTACTACTGCCCGCTGGCTCGCTCTAAAATATTAGTTTTCTGTTGACTGTTGGCTCGTTTAAAAGCACTGGGTTACTAATCAGTTATGACTCGTTAATGAATTTTAGGTTTCTTTTGTTCGATGACTCGTTTGCCACTCTTGGGTTTCTTCCAACAAATGACTCGTTTTCCTTATATGGGCTACTAGGAAAATGTGACTCGTTTTGTAATTTTAGTTTACTACAAATATTTGACTCGCTTTGGCGCAGTGGGTTTCTACAGAGGGTTGACTCGCTACCAGTGATTGGATTCCTTTTGCCATTTGACTTGCTTCTGTATCTTGGCTTTCTTTTCTATATTGACTCGCTGTACGGTACTGGTTTACTTCGTACTCTCTGACTCGCTAATCTAAACTAGTTTTCTTAATTGTTGTGACTCGCTGATTCAAGTTGGGTTTCTCTAAAGTTGTGACTCGTTTTGATCTAATGGATTACTCTAATATCGTGACTCGCTGAATAATTTTAGTTTTCTTAAAGATCGTGACTCGTTTTTTTATCTTGGTTTTCTGAATGGGGATGACTCGCTTTTTTTCTCTGGTTTACTACAAGTGGATGACTCACTCGGTTTACTTGGTTTACTTGGTAATAATGATTAACTTGCATGTTTTAATCCTAATTTAGCTTCATGATACGGTACACTTACTGGTAGTCCTTCTAGTTCTCTCCATTTCATATGAAGATCTATTAAGAATAACTTAATTATATAACGATTCGCCATATTATGACGATGTCCTTTTGATTTAAGAGAATGATCTGGATGATTTTCTAGTCTAGTTTTATAATTATAATATGCTTCTCTATATGGATTATTTTTTTCTCCTGCTTTAAGAAAAGCTCCACCTAATACTCCACATAACTTTGTTTTTAAAAAAGGATTAAAAGTAATCCCTTTTTTAGTAGCTGTTTTACCATCTTTATCTTTATATTCAACCTCGACTTGATGTTCTCTTCTTCTAGATCGTCCTTTTCCATCTGATGCTACATCTATTCCAGCAAGTTTAAATAAACTAGATGGGTATTTAGCTTTACTAATATCAATTTCACTAAGAAGGACTCCAGCCATAGCTGGCCCAACTCCTTTTACGCTTTTTAGAAATTTAGTCCATATTGGAAAATCACTTAATACTTTACCTAAATATTTAAATTGATTTTGTTCTTCTTCAGCTAAATTAACGTAAGAAGACACAAGACAAAGTTCCGTGTAATTATCAATTACTCCTTCACTTTTAAATTTCTTACGTGTAGGTAGAGTAAGTACTCCATCTGTAATTTTTAAAAAGTCTTTTCTTAATCGAGCAAGAAATGCTTCATCTTGCTTATCTAATGTACCTTCTGGTTCACTTGGAGCTTGTCCTAATTTAACCTTAAAATTACCTACAAGTCTGTTCCCCATTTGTACTCTTAGTTTTTGAATATTATATATTCCTCTCACTAATGTTCTAATATTTGACATTACATATCCTCCGGGATTCTAATTCCTAAATATACTGGATGTCTTGGTAATTCTTTGACACCAATATCAAAGTATTTATATTTAACAGTAGTACCTATTAAATCTTCTTTATGTTTCCATAATTGATCTCTAACACTATCAGTAAATCCTGTTCCAATATTAAATTGAACTCCGCTATATACGTCTTCTACTACCAATGCTCCTAAAGTTCCTTTAGGGCTCTTATTTGCTTTATGCGATGAGCGTTGACCTCGTCCTAATTCGTTAACTTTTTTCTCATTGTTATTTTTCATTTGCTCTTCCATAGCAAGTATTCTTGCTTCAGAATCGCTAAATCGTTTTACTTTTATTAAACCACCTTCTTTAGCTGTGGATCTACCATGTTTATACATAGCATCAGGATCTCTGAGTATTACCCCTTCATAGCCAATACTTAGACAATCCATTTCGTATTCTCTAAGCTCTTCCATATTATTAATAACTTGACTACCAAGAATTTTTATAATTTTTGGCATATGTTTATTAAATAAATTAAGTTCTTTTTTACGATTTATGTATACATCATTTTTTAAAAAGTGATCAAATACCCAAAAAGTAAACTTAGGCTCACCTTTTTCTCTCATGATATTGCTAGTTGTATTTCTATAAACATCAGTATCTGTAGGAGCTCCTACAATTAATTCACCATCTAATCCACTAAGTTCTGGAACACCTAATATAGTTTGAACATATTTATTACGTATTTCTTTTAAAGATCTAGATAAGGCTATTCCATTTTGAATTAGACAACGAATACCATCTAACTTAGGAGATCCTATCATTGCTCCTTTATTCAATAGCCTTTCTATCTGATCATCGTCAGCTTTCCCAGCTAACATAGGTTTTCCAATAAAAGGAATTGAAGTCATTCTTCCCCCTTACTACCTGTAGGTTTTAGAAAAAATTTAACATGCACAAAACTTCCTTGCATGGAAGAGATAGTATAAATAAATGGACAAGATTTTAACCATGCTAAAAAACTTTCTAACGCTTCTACTTGATTCATTGGGCCTCCTTTGATGGGACTATCATGATTTCATTTTCTAGTTCTTCTTTTGTATAATCAGAACCTTCTTCAAGTTCCCCTTCTATTAAATCTAATTTATATTCTACCGCGTCTGCTTTTGAATCAAATTCAAGCTTTCCATCTTTATTTGTTAGATATGATAGTTCATTACAATCACTTTGACATATTCTTGCTAGTACGTATTTCATTCTTCCTCCTTTACCTCAACAATGTGTGGTTGTTTAAGTTCATCAACAAAGTGTATAGCCTTTGTGATATCTGGATATTTACTTCGAGTGAGTCGTATATTTAATTCTAATGCTTCTTCTAATACAGCCTGAATATGCTCTAATTTTTCTAGATCAGTCATTAGTTCCCTTTCTATGTAAATAGTTCTCCAGCATGATCTAAACGCCATTGTTTAATAGCTGGATGCTCTTTTAAATCAGGGTTCATTTTATAAATTTCTCTTAATGTAATTATTTGGAATTCTGTTGCTAATCTTCTATTAGCAGTTACTATTTTATCAACAGTATCTGCATTACAATTATGTGCTAATAACGTAGTAACAGCATATTTTTCACTAGGTTCTTTTGGAACTCTCCATCCTTTACTTGGACTTGCTAGAATTTGTTCTATAGTAGGTAGATTTTGATAAATTTCAGAGAAAGTAGCTAATTCAACTGCAGCTCCTTCTCCGACAGTTCCAGCTAATCTAATCTTAGTGATACGATCTATTTTGTCGTAAGGTTTAATTACTTTAGAAGCAAATGCCCATGTACGAGGGCATGGAAAAGTTAATTCATTAGTTGCTGGGTTAAATTTATGTAGAATTTCTGGTTTAAATTTAATTAATGAGATAATTCTATGATCTATCTTATTTTCATTAGCCCAGTTAATCCAAACCTCATGATCTATTCTCATACGATAATGATTAAGTCTGGATGTGATAGCTGTACTTTGAGTATTTACTATGGCCCTATCTGTAGTTAAATTTCCTGCTGCTGCAATAAGGCATTTATCGTGAAGTTTATGTTTATATACTTCTCTATCTAAAATAAGCCTATAAGCTGCGGCCTCAGTTTGTTTAGTTCCTGAGTTAAATTCATCAAGAAATAGCAACCATCCTTCATATCCATTGGGTACTTTATCTGTTTCTATAGGAAAATACTCTGGAACATGAAAAGTCATTCTCATTAAATTATCCACATTTGGATCATTAATTGTTCCAGGGTACCCTTGCATGTCCACTGGTTCACATTGAGATACTCTAAAATCTATAATTTTTAGATTGAATTGTTTAGCTATAGAACGAATAATATCTGACTTTCCCATGCCTGGACTAGATGCAACCATGGGAGTCAATCCAGCTTTAAAATCTGCAATCAGAGCTACTTTTAGCTCATCTGCATTAATTTCAAACATTAGTTATCCTCCAATAAGTTGATTGTTTGACGTTCTCCTAGAAAATCTGGAGTTTCTACTTGTCTTGCTTCTTTTTTAATAGATTTTCTTTTAATTGGTTCTGGAGGTAAATATTTATGAAGACTAGAGGAAAGTACTTCTTTTAATTGTTTATGTGTTTTATTTTTATTTATTACATCTTCTAAATACGCCTCCATCTTGGCTTTTTCTTGTCTATGTTTAATAATTTTTTTACATAAACCTTCAGCTTCATCTTTTAATTCTTCTGCAAGTTCTTGTACAGCTGCTTCTGGTGATCTCCATCCATTATATTTAACAGGATTATTTATCATTGAGTTATTTGCAGCGGCATAAACCCATTCTTCATTAATGTAGTCAAAATCGCCTCCTGCTCTAGTATTTTGATCAAGCTTTGTTTTTTCTCTACCCCAAGGATAATTTATATGTACATGATAAGTAGAGTATTTGGTTATTAAACTATCTGGTATGTTATCAAGACTATCTTGAAATTCTGCGAACCAATGTATTCTACTTTTTTTAGCTATATTTACAGTTTCTTCATGTAAATTTGCTAACTCTTTTGCATATAAATCTTGTAATATTGTACTTTTCATTGATCTTAATCTGCCTTCACTTATTCTACTCATTAGTATCCTCCAGTAAGTTATCTAGTCGATATAAATTTGCTTGCCTCCGAACTTCACAAACATCACTATTATGAAGATTGATTACATATTCAAGATGATCAGCTATTGATTTATTATGCTTAGTACAATTATTACCAATTCGCCAATGCTGACAGGCTTTTAATGCACAATGTTCTACTACAAAATTCGACATTAAAATTCTCCTAGTATTTAAGTACACATAAGTACTTAGATCATCTTAATCTTAAGTATTGGGTTTAATAAAAAAAAAGGCTCCCCCTATAAAAGGAGGAGCCCGGAATAACTTATCTGGGGAAAGGAAAAACTTAAAAGGAGAAACCCAGATAAGCGAGGAGATTGATATTCAGGATAACATATAGCTACTATTAACAATATATTTATCTAAATCTAAACTAGATTTCTTTATTGTTAAAGCACTGTCACCTGTAATTTGACGTAGGATATCTTCCAATAGATTGCTTTTAGCTATCTCAGCCATGATATCTCGAAACATTTTGGTTACCTGTTGTAAATAATTAGGATTAAACACAAAACAATCGTGAATATGACTTAATTGGAAGTTACAACGTCTAATCATTTCCCTAGCCACATAGCCATCAACTGAATGGATAACATTAGGACAAAGAGATCTATAATTGTCAGATTTAGTTTGATAATACCACCTCAAAGGAATCTCACCAAATTCAGGATCTGCATAAGTACCATTAGTAGGTTCTACAACTGGTACATACACATGATGCCCATCAGGCATAACCCATGAATGGTGTTCTGCATCTGGATTCCAGCATGCATTAATAGTATCCATTACATCTTCTGCCCCTGGCAGCAACCCTTCTATAATACCATAGAATACTTCTAATTCTTTTGTAGACATTAAGCGTTTAGGAGTAGCCTTAGAATTATAAAAGTGAGTCATTGCGGCTTGTTTCACAATCTTTCTAGATACCGGTTTTGGTAGCTCTTTATTCATTTCTTCTGCTATAGAGCCATAAACATCTACTCTATTATCCGGATCTATCATATTAACGTAATTAGCTGTTTCTTTACATCCTGATAGAGCAGCCATTACTTGGATTCCTGAAGAAGTAGCATCCAAACTCATTGTATATCCGCTTGGTTTGTATTCTTCAGTATCTCTTAAAGCTCTAAGTGCTTTACGACCAAGAATAGGTTCATCCCAGATAATATCATCAAAGTTATCTCGATTAGCCCAATCATAACGATCTTTCCAAGGTAGTTTATCTTTTCCCGCGTGATTAGCTATTGCTATACGTAGGTTACAAACCCCTTGAGAAGTAATTAGTTCTTTACGATGCAATGATAATAATGATTTACCATACTCATTGCTTTGTAAATTAAGATCATATCCAGAAGAATAACTTCTTCCTCTAGAGTCGTATTGCCATACAAAATAAAAAGGTATTCCAGTATATTCACGAATAACTCTTAAGAATTTCTTTTTATTTAAAGCTCTATTAGTATCCTTTTCGTTAAGATAAGTTTCTGAATCTATTTCCCAAGGGATAGATTGAAGCTTATTAATAACATCATAAGATACTTTATTATCATGCTTAGTGAATTTACTACCAAGTATAAGATGTTTATTTTCAAATACCCATCCTCCATTATGACTGTTTGACCAGTTTTGAGGTCTTGTTTTCATAGGAGGTAAATATTGAAGTCTATCCAATTTCTTTCTAGTTTTCTTATCTAGTTGGAAATTAGGACGTACATACCATTCTCCTTCTATTTCTTTAAGAGTAAAGATTCCAAAATCTTTGCACTCTTTTACTAATAAAATACCCCATTCAAAGGCCCTAGGAGCTTCTTTGATATTTGCTATATGTCCTAATTGGGTGGAAATAGCTTGAATAGGTTTAGCTTCTCTATTCTTAAGTAAAATAGAAAACATTTTAATATAAATTTCTTTAGTAGGAACTTTGCTTGTATTCAGTTCCCCAATAGTTTTCAATAAATTACATTCCATTTCAAATGGAATAGCTCCTTGAATTGCTTCTAAAATAATTTCATCAGTAACTCTTGTAGACCAAGAGGTTTCTAAAGCATATTGATCTAACGTAGTATCCATAATTTCCTCCTCGTAAGATAAATAAAAAACGCCCCTAAGATCCTTTAATCTTAGAGGCGTAGTTACTATAAATACTTTTTAGCGATTACTCATTTCTAGCTCCATACTTTCATTTGTTTCAGAATCATATACTTCTATTTGATCAATGCCTGCCGGTGTAGGCATAACATTGATAATTTCCATTTCAATAGTATTGCCTTCTGCATCTGTTATAGGTACATCGTAGCCTGGTTCAATTATTACAGTATCTGTAATAGTTTCTCTTGTTCCAGTATCAATAGATATATCAGTATCCGTTGATAAATCAATACCATCCCAGCCATGAACTAATTTAGGGTAGGCTAGGATAAAATGGACACCAACGTATATAACCATTACTAAAAGTAATGTCCATGCACTCATTCTTGCTCCTTTACTGTCGATCCAGTTCATTGTATTCCCTCCTTGCATAGTTTGTTATTAGCATCTTCTAATAATTCTTTTATAATTGTTAATTCTTGTTCCATTTCTTTTAATTGATTTCGTAAAACTTCTTTATCCTGTTTATAATTATAAATAGCGTTATCTTTTTGTTTAATAATTTTAAATAGTTCTGATTCTGATTCACCTTTGGGTTCACTTATTACAGTTTCTTTAATATTTTTAATTAAAGATACGGATCTAGCTAACATATCCATTTGTTTAGGTCCAAAGGGATTTTTTATATACATAGTTCCTCCTAATAGTCTGTAGGCCAATCACTATTGGCTGGTTGTTTAAAACTTACTTTTCTAGTAGCAAACTCTCCAAGTTTTTCTTTAAGGTTATTTAAAACAGGAGGAAATACATTATCTGGATATTGATTTTCCCCTAGTAATAGTAATACGTGTAAATATTCTACCTCTTTAGAAGTTAAAGAAACTGAATGAATCTTATCGTTATACTCAAGATTATGTCCTTTCATAAAACCTCCATTTCGGGAATTATCATAAGATCTTTTATATGTGCTCCTTTTACTTCTGCATGATGCAGAAACTTTGAAGCATCACTCTTTGATTCAAATAGAACAGGAACTCCTTCAGGATCCAATAGCATTGCTGTATGAGTATTTTTAACGTCAAGACCTGTACAACATGGGCATTCTTGTCCTATGACATAATATATGCTCATTAGCTACCTCGATTTGTTTCACGTGAAACTTTTAATTTATATACTTTCTTTTATTTTTAAGTGCTTGATCTAAAATAATTGAGGTTTCTTCTTTAAGCTCCTCAGCCATCTTATCTATATTTTCTTCCATCCATTTATCATATTCCTGCTGATTTTCATGAGTCATAGCTTCTCTATCTTCCGCTGAATGAAGATGCATAACCCAGTCCCTAACAGCTATACTGAATTTTTCTAAATGTTCAGTAGTATAAGTGTCTGTAAAATTTTTATGCTTATAGATAGTTTTATCGTATTCTTTCAACAACTTAGTAATAAGATCAGTAAAATTAGAAGTCATAGTATCTCCTTTATAATTATATTCTATACCTCTAAAACTTTGGACGCTAGGGTTAACTCTGCATTAACCCTAACGCCCCGGTAACATCGGTAGGCCCAGGATATGAATACCTACAACCCGCCACCATATTCAAATGCCCTCATATTTTTATACTCTTTTTGAGTACCTAATAATGCTTTACGAATAGCTGTATCACTATTAGTAGCTTTAACCGTATCTATCTTTTTCATATCTAATTTGCCGTTAAATAACTTTATTATTTCATACACTACGTATTTTTTCATAAATCCTCCGTTAATCTTTAGGCAAATGCTCCTTTTTAATTGGTATAGGCTTTTGAATTAAAACCCAAATTAACAATATACAAATTGATGGAAGAGCAATAATCATAGCTATAGTTAAACTTAAATAATGTTTCATAATTTCGTACCATCTTTCCATCTTCCTATCTTAATAAAAAAGGAAACCAGATACCCTTACGGATATCTGATTCCCAATTGTTTACCAAGCTTCTACAATTTCATCTGGGTTAGAAGCTTTATAAACCGGATCATTCTGCCAAGCATCAAGAACAGCTTCGCCATGCTCATCTACATCAAGTTCAACTTTACCGTCTACATTGGTGACAAAACCCTGAAATTTCACTTCACCAGTACTTACAGGCAAGTAAACAGCTAAAGACCGTCCTATACCTTCGGTATTCTTCATGAACATTTTAGGATTCTTGCCAAGCTTAACAACCTTTTCAGCAGTAATACCTTTTGCTTTAGCTAGGTATTCCGCAACTTCAAACACACAATTACTAGCCCCTAAAACAAATTTAAGCTTAAATTTAGGCTTAGGCTCAGTATTGCTTTCTTCTTGTACCTTTGGTTCTTCATTCATTAAAACTGTCATCTTATTTCCTCCTATAGGAAAGTTAATAAAAAGGGGTTAAAACCCCATGGGAGCTTTAGCTCCCTTATAAAGCCTAACCGTCCCCTTTAATTGAACTGTTTATTATTAGCTATGAAACTATCTATGCTTTACTTCAATAAAAAAGAAGGCTGAGCGAGGAACGAGCTCGCCTACGCATTATTAATTGACGATGGCGTGACATTTGCTACGCAAATGGCATGACTGAGGGAAGAAAAATGCAAATTAAGTGACCGAAGGGCACGTATTTGCTTTCATTGAGGTTAAACGGACTCCTAAGAGCCCGTTCTTTTACTTGGGACAGCTATTAAATACATCACATAACTTGCCGTATGGGTAATTATTAGCCATTTCCCACGTGTTAATGTAGTCAGCTAATAGAAATATACCCACGGATACGGCAATAAATATTACCATAATTCCAATGAAACTAATTAACCTCTTGTATTCACAATAGCTAGAATACCTTTGATGGAGATACTTTAAATACATCGGGTATATTTCTACTAGAGGATCTCCAACTACATGATCCTGCCATCGTAAACCCATTGATTTTACTTTAGCTTTCTTAACCATTTTATGCCTCCTATTGACACCTACCCATTAGGTAGGTGCCTGAAAGTTAAGCTGATCCTTGGTTTAATAGACCTGCTTACCGCGTGTTTATATTTGCTCTGGAAGTCCCCTTCCGGCATTACGTAAACGCTACCGTGACCTGTGCTAAAGGTAAGCGGAGCAGAACTACGGTCATTACTTGTAATCGTAATGTCCGCTGTTCCTCCTATACTAACCGTAGCTACCGCCCCTATTGACCCGTTCTTATGAACGAAGATAGGCTCGTTATCCGAGTGAGCTGATAGTCCCTTGTTAGTATAGGAGTTGATGAGGAGGCAATTAAGGTACTGGTTTTCGTACCTTAATGCCTCTTCTAAAGCACGAGCTACTTGCCTAAAATCAGCAGGTAGAGGCTGTGCTTTATGCCTAACTCCCGTATAGGCGTAATCTACTGAACCGTACCAAGTAGCGATGTGGTTCTTGTAGTTACGAGAGCAGTTATTGTCCTGCTTAACCCTGTTGTTAAGACTATTAAAGTCCTGTAGAACAGGGTAAGCAGATAGATCTATAGAACCTCTAGTTACTCCTTTAACCATCTTATCCTCCTGTTTTAGTTAATAATTTAGGGACAGGCTTTACCTGTCCCTATTGGTTCCTAAGGAGCTTTAGCTCCCACGAAGGCTTAAGGAGCTTACGCTGTCCTCAATCCACTGGATAACGCTATTAATGTCCTCTTCCACCCTTGTAATGGTGATGGCCTCCTGTTCTCTTTGGTAGTCCCAACCAAAGAACCACCAGCCCTTATCATCACTCATCCAAGGGCAGTAATCAGCCCAAGTGATCTCAGGATTCCAATTCATTATTTGTTCTTCTATAAGCTGATCTGTAGTCATACCAAACATCGGATACTCGTAAGGTACTGTAATGTAGGCACACCAGCCATTCTTAATACTGTTCTTAAGCATGTCTGGAGTTTCAGGGTCATTTAGTATTTCCCAAGTGTGTTCTGGGAATACTAAATGCCACCTGTAACCATTAACCATGCCAGTTTGTCTTTTAGGAATAAAATTAACTATGTTTTCTAATTTCATGTTGTTCTATGCTCCTATTAATAGATATTAAAAAAAAGGTACATGACCCTTGTGGTCATGTACCTGAGATACTAGAAAGGAATGGGACAATCGTCTTCTTCCCAAGCCTGATGCTTCTCCCATGTTTCTTGAGTCATGGCTGGTTGTACAGCCATGTGCTCATCCATGAGCTTACGATAGGATTCAGGCGTATGCATTTCCTTTTCGTAAGACAACTGAGCTCCATCATGACACCACTCAGCATGGGCATCTTCCCATTCTTCATAGTTGTCGTAAACCGGAGTACCATTTAACAGTTGCATAGCCATAACACACCTCCTCGAGAAAGATTAAGGGAATATTCCCTTTCGAGCTTTAGCTCGAATGTTAAGTAGGATTAAGTGGTGAAATGTGTTGGTAAGTATAATCTTCTTAATGAGCTATCTTACCGTGTTGTGTGTCTGTCTTGTGTGTAAAAAAAGATGGTACCAGGACGCGAATGCGTCCTGGCCCACAGGTGGGATTACTTCTTAGGTTTAGCGGATAGTTTGGCAGGAACTTCGATAGCAGGTTGGACCGCGGCGAAAGCACGAGGCTTCCTGTCACGTACGTAGGCTTGTTCTTCAGGAGATAACTCCTTAAACCTAGCCATAATTTCGCGGTCCTCTGCGACATGGTCTAGGCGTTGTTGAACTCCAGCCCGTTTTACGGCATCGCACGTAATGTTAGCAGCTTCAACGCAGGTATCCCCAACGGGATCGATAACGTCAGCGGTTTTGTCGAACGCACGATTGATACTGCCGATAATTTTAAACATTGTTTCTCCTTTCGAAAGATATTGATGGCAATATGCCTTTGGAGCTTTAGCTCCTGTGTAAAGATCGTTTGAACTTGAATGGGGGGCGGGTGAATCTTGATTCACCGTCCCACTAGTTAGTATTGCACTTCTACCTAGATTAAAAATTTTTCACGCGGCTTTTATAAATATATTATTTATATATTAAGGGTGCGGCTGCAGGACGAGCGAAGCCTGCGGGTTCGCGAAGTCCGCAGCCTAAATATACTTATAATAGAGAGACGGACGCTTCTTATTCTTAGAAGGGGGTTAACCCTTATATTACAACAAGTAACAAAATCTTTAATGTGCTATACCACATTAAACAGGGTACTTTAATGTGACATACCACATTAAACGAGAATAGATATTGAAATATGTAGGTTTCTTAGATATAGTAGTTGGGAGTAAGTGATGTAAAAAATAGTTAAGATAAACCCAACTTTGAGGAGGAATGATGCCGTACCCTGTAAGAATATATGATGGTGAGGGGAACTTAGTAAGAACTGTAGAACCTACCTTTGATCCTAATCCTAAGCAGACCAGGAAGTTTTTAGCGCACCCGTGTCCAGGTTGTGGGGAGAGTACTAGTAAGAAGGCTTACTGTCATAATTGTATTTTAAAAAGAGAAAGAGAAAGAGAAAACCCACCTAAGCGAGGAGGGGCTTAAGCGGGTTTTCCGGGCCTCACTTAGGAGGAAAAAGAGGCTAAACAATAATTAAAGTACCAGATCTGGGAGGATTGTCAAATAATGTTTAATAAATTTCAATTGGGAACCCGGCCTGCTGATTTTTTAGCTAGAAATAAGGTGTCTAGTAATGCGGCTCTTGTTCTACTCAAATTGATGTATAAGATTAATAGGGTGAATATGGTGCTGGGTACCCCTAAGATGATTTGCGAGGAGGCCGGAATGACTCTTTATGACTTTTCAATGGGTATCCGGGATTTAAAAAAATGTGATTTAATTAGGAAATTTACTAAAAAAGAGTATATGCTGAATCCAGAGGTAATGTTTAATGGGAATGACAAGCAATATTATATAGTTAAACACATGTGGGACACTCAAACCAGTAGAGGATTAAAGAGTGAATAAGTACATTAGTAAGCGGGAACATAAGGACTTATCACGTACGGCAAGTGCTCTATTGCTGCCTCTTATGATTTTAGCTAATAAAAACAACGAGATAGATAAGAAAGTATTTATTAAGAAGGTGAATTGGATCTCTGACTATCGCACTTGGGGCAAGTATTGGAGGGAATTAGAGGAGAAGAATATATTAATTCAACTAGATAAGCGACTATGGATGATTTCTCCCCATGAATGCTACAGTGATGGGGCCTGCCATAGCACTTTAATTAACAAATGGAATGAGGTAAATAATGCAGCTAGCTAACTTAAAAGACTTGGAAGCTGATATTGAAACTACTGATTTTATTACTAAAGATCAATTAGCAGGGGCTCTTCCTGATAAACGGTTTAGAAAGCATCTGACTGATGATGTTGTTGATTTAATTAATTCAGAATCTAATTCGGAATTGCGCCGGGTTTTTCGTGATAATACTCTTACTTATGCATCAGTATTATCTACAGGTAGATATTCTTTAACAGCTTATATTAATGCTATTAAATTCGTATCCCTGAAATTAATGGGAGATAAGTCGTCTACGGCTTATAGTAAGGTTTTCCCAGATCGGTACCAGAATTTAATAAGTAAAGGTACATCTGCGTCCCAAATTGCTTGTTATGCAGATAACTATGGTAATAATGCTCTAGTTACTAAAATTATGGAGCAAACACTGGTACCTACTCATATTTTAAATGCAGGTGTGTATCAGGAGGCTATTAATACCCAGGCGGAGTTAATGCGTACAGCTAAGTCTGAAATGGTCAGACAGAAAGCAGCTGAAAGTTTAATTGCAAACTTGGCGGCACCCGCCACATCTAAAGTTGAAATTGATATTGGGTACAGCAATGATGTTGTAGAAGATTTACGTGCTACTACTAAGGCGCTAGCCCAGCAGCAATTAAAAATGATTTTAAATGGACAGGCTAGTGCGAAGGAGATAGCACATAGTGAAATTTTGGCCAAGAAGGTAGAAACCACTTATGAGGTGATAGAGGAGGATGCTAGCTAAAAAAACAGTAGATGAATGGTTGAATACTATTGATTATGCAGATGACCCTAATTATGTTCCAAGTGAATTTGCCTTGGAATTTGTGTCATTTATTAAGTTAGTTAATGGTGAAAAAGGTGAAGAAAATCAAACACCTGTAATCCATTACAAAATGCTGGATAAAATTGCTGGGAAAACTCAAAATACTGCAAACATGTGCGCCCGTGGCCTTGCCAAGACCACTATATTTGCAGAATATTTGTTTCTTTACATAGCCGTTTATGGCTCTATTCCTGGTTTTGGCGATGTCAACTATGCGTTGTATCTATCTGATAGTATTGAGAATGGTGTCAAAAAGATGCGATTGCGTATTGAGCGAAGATGTGAAAATAGCGAGTTTTTAAGAGCGTATATTACTGAATCAAGGTTTACTGATATTAGGTGGTATTTTAAAAATGCGGAGGGTAAAGAATTTGTAGTGACGGGGCATGGTGCCAAAACAGGGGTTCGTGGAACCGTTGAATTAAATACGAGACCGCAACTTGCTGTACTTGACGATTTACTCGGTGATGAAGATGCTAGGTCCGCGACAATTATTGAGAATGTTGAGAACACGGTCTACTCGGCTATTGATTATGCGTTACATCCGAATAAGCGTAAAGTCATATGGTCTGGAACTCCGTTTAATGCTAAGGACCCTCTATACAAAGCTATCGAATCGGGTGTTTGGCATGTAAACGTGTATCCTGTTTGTGAAAAGTATCCTTGTTCTGAAGAAGAGTTTAAAGGCGCTTGGGAGGATCGGTTTAGTTATGAGTATGTTAATACCCAATATCTTAAAGCTAAGGGAGCTGGAAAATTAGACTCATTTAATCAAGAACTTATGCTACGTATTACTTCTGAAGAAGACCGCCTGGTTAACGATTCGGATTTGGTATGGTATAAAAGAAATAATGTCTTAGAAAATCGAGGTGCTTACAATTTTTACATTACTACGGATTTTGCTACATCTGATCGAGAACACGCCGACTTTAGCGTAATTAATGTCTGGGCTCTAAATAATAATGGAGATTGGCATTGGGTGGATGGTTTTTGTAAGCGGGCGCTTATGAACGAGACGATGGATGCGCTTTTTCACTTAGTTCAAAAACATAATCCACAGGAAGTAGGTATTGAAACTACTGGACAACAGGGCGGATTCATTAGTTGGATTCAAAATGAAATGGGGCAAAGAAACATATATTTTACATTGTCTAAAGGCAAAAATAGTAATACTATAGGAATTAGGCCGACCAAAGATAAAATGAGCCGTTTTCAACAGAATGCTATACCGTTATTTAAATCTAATAAAATTTGGTTGCCTGAAGAATTAAAAGATAGTGAGGAACTTGAAGAATTACTTTTTGAATTATCGTTAGCTACTTTTAAAGGATTTAAAAGTAAACATGATGATCATATAGATACAATTAGCATGCTAGCTGAATTAAACGCTTGGAAACCAAGTGAAGTAATGATTCATGAAGAGCCGGATAAACTAGAAGGATCTCCTATGTGGGGAGACAATGATGTTCAACCAAAAGGAGACAGTTCTTATTTTGTTTAACTTGCACATTATCTACCCTCTCTAGAATAATGTGCGCCTCCGAGGGCAAACAGGACTGCGTCCTGTTTGCCCGCTTTTAAGGAATTATTATGAAAATCTCAGAGTATATAGATTATTTAGTTACAGGAGAATGTAGTAAATTAGCTGTATCCGATGTTGGTGATACTTCTGCTAATCCAAGCCCAACGCCTACAGCTACTCAAACTACCAATCAAAATAAACTTATTAATTATATTAATTTAGCGAATTTAGCTTTGCACAAACGATTTCATTTATTAAAAAAGACCGTGGAATTAGATAATCCTTTAGACGGTGAGGAATACGCATTTCCTACGGATTTTTTAGCTCCAATTCATGCTTATTATACTTCTGATTTTGATCCTGTGACTATTAAAGACGACTCTGTTAAGCTTGTAAATAAAGTAGATACAGCAGTTTCTATTTTAATTAATGAACCATTTAAAGCTGTTATTAAAGGTACTGATACTGAAACACCTAAACGATCTCAAATTATTTTAAAATATGCGGCAGCGCCTAAGAAAGCTAAATCAACTATTACAGATTTAAAGATTAGTGAAGTTTATACCGAGGCTCTTCTTAATTATTCTGCTTATAAAGCCCATAGTGCAGTTAGTGGTGGGATGCAAGATGAGAATAATGCTTACTACCAACGATATGAAGCCTCTTGTAAACAACTTATTAATTCGGGTATGTGGGGAAATAATGAAATAGAGACTAATACTAAACTAGAAGACAACGGATTTGTATAATTCGTTTGACTTTTTAAATTAATCTCGTATTCTACATAAAGTACTGCATAGCCAATGCTGAGAACAACCTCCAACGGAGTTAAATATGGCTTATTACGAAACTATTAATTTAGTTGCGGGTGATACTAAACCCGAAATCAATCTTACCTTAAAAGATTCCAATACTGCTGCATCCGGGCAGACTCTTGATGCAGACGATTCCAGCACTTGGGCTGTAATTGATATTACAGATCCTACTATTCGAGTAAAATTTCGACTGTTAGGTGGTACTAGTATTTTAGATACTATGACTTGCGTTAAAGTTGCGCCTACAACAGACGGTAAATGCTATATGCCCTGGAATTCAACGACTCTTGATGTTGCTGCGGGAACTTACGAAGGTGAGATAGAGCTAACTTATACTAGTGGAGCTATTTTAACTTTATACGATAGATTAAAGTTTAAAGTAAGGGATGACTTTTAATGTTAGGCAATCCCTTAGTTGGTAGTGCTGCAGCTATTATTTCATATACTAATAGTCAGGCTGAGATAACTTATACCAAGCCTATTGCAGATATTGTTTTAGAGTACAACAGTAAGAATAAGGAATTCGGTAGAGAAGCAACAGAGCCGGTAACTCTTACTGAAACAATTGCAATCAGCAATGTATTTAATAGAACTTATGCTGATTCAGTTACGGTAGCTGAAAGCATTGTAATAGCTGCCCAGTTTAATTTAGAAATCGCAGATACTTTATCTGCCAGCGATACATTCTCTTGGAGTTATGCTAAAAATCTTACAGAAACGATTACTACAGGTGATACTCCGGGAATTGGAGATATACATAAAGTTAACCCATCAGATTCCATATCTGTTTCCGATGCAAGGACGATGTGGCATGATGGTATGCTCAATACCAATATGATTAATACACGTCTAATAGGAGTAGGTAGTACGGAAACACAAGAAGATGACGTTAACATAACGTAAAAAGGATTATATTATGACTAACCGTGACACAGTTGCCCTTACAGGTAAATTAATAATTTCTCTTAACGGGGAAATAGTACAAAGAGTTAATAATCTAGTTGTTACTGCTGGTAAAAACTGGGTTACTTCTCGAATGAATGCTGCCACTGCTGGTGTAATGACTCATATGGCTATCGGTACTGGTACTACAGCAGCTGCCGTAGGGCAGACTGCGTTAGTTACAGAAGCTGCCAGGGTAGCATTAACTACATCAGGTGGATCTGTTTCTAATAACGTAATTACATACACGGCTACTATTCCAGCAGATACTCCCGATGTAACAGCTCCGGCTACAGCCGCTATTACGGAGGCAGGAATTTTTAATGCTAATTCGGCAGGTACTATGCTAGCTAGAACAGTATTTACAGCTATTAATAAAGGCGAGTTAGATACTATGACAATTAGCTGGGATATAACTATTTCTTAGGAGAATATGAATGGCAGTTAAATATTCAAATAATGCTTATTCGACATTAAGCGCTGCTATTAATACTACAGCTACATCTATTTCTGTAGCTAGTGCATCTTCATTTCCTACCTTAAGCGGTAGTGACTATATGTATTTAACTATAGTTAGTGAACATGCTCTAGAAGTAGTTAAAGTAACTAACGTATCAGGCACTACTCTTACAGTTGTACGTGGGCAAGATGGAACATCTGGTACAGCAGCGGCTAGTGGAGATAGAATAGAACTCCGTATTACAACTATAATGCTGCAGGATGCATTTGCTGAGTCTAATAACGATGTATTTAAGACTATTGCAGTTAGTGGACAATCAGACATAGTTGCAGATGCTTCTACCGATACGCTAACTATTGTAGGTAGTGGAGGTACAAGTGTTACGACTAACGCTGGAACAGATACTCTTACAATTTCCAGTACTACTGTACCTGATGATATATTCAAAACCATTGCAGTTTCTGGGCAATCAGATATCGTTGCAGATTCAACAACGGATACTTTAACTTTTGTTGGTACTGGCGGTACAACAATTACAACAAATGCGGGTACAGATACATTAACAATAGATTCAACAGAAGGCGTATCAGCAGGTTTCGCTATTGCAATGTCGATTGCCCTTTAGGAGAACAAAATGGCTCAAAATTTTAGACGATATATAGCTAGGAATACTGGAACTTCCGCTGCTACTATATTTACAGCAGATAGTTTTGATACAGTGATTGGGATTAGATGTGCAAATGTTCATGCTACTTCTTCTGCCTCAGTATCAGTTTATATTAATGATGGATCAAACGATCATTACTTGATTAAAAATGCGCCTATCCCAGTCGGGTCGTCACTGGAATTAATTGACGGAGGTGCAAAAATAGTTGTGGATAGTGGAGATATACTTAAAGTTGTTAGTGATACTGCATCGTCAATTGATACATGGGTATCTTGTGTTGACGCAATTAGCACATAGGAGAATTAAATGGCCTATATAGGAAATATACCTGCTGAAAAATATGTCAGCCTTGCTGTGCAACATTTTACTGTATCCGCAACGACTAGCTATACTTTAACGCATTCAGTAACAACCGAAGTAGATATTGCATTATTTATTAATAATGTCCGTCAGCAACCTGGCAGTAGCTATGCTTATACAGCTACAGGAACTACATTAACTCTATCAGCAGCTACAGCGGCAACGGATACGATGTACTGTGTTTATTTAGGTAAAGCAGTACAATCTATTACGCCTCCTGATAATTCTGTTAATTCAGCTAAAATTGTAGATGGGACTATTGTTGATGGGGATATTAATGCTTCTGCAGCAATTGCTACTTCTAAAATTACTGGTTTAGCGACTTCTGCAACTACTGATACAACTGATGCTTCAAATATAGGTAGCGGTACCCTGGCTTCTGCTAGATTAGATACAGGAACAGCAGCAAATAAAATTCTGCAATTGGACGGCAGTGCAAAGATCCCTGCGGTAGATGGAAGTCAATTAACTAATCTTCCTAGTGACATAACAAAACAATCATCTGATCCTACTGCGTCCACTAATCCCTCTGGTGGTGTCGGAACTATACTCTTAAATACTGCTAATGGTAAATTATGGGTTTGTACTGATGCGACTAATAACGATAATGTTTGGCAAGCTGGTTTATCTGGTAGTGTTAATGCGTTCACAGCCGCTACAGGCGGCACTGTAACTACTGATGGAGATTACAAAGTCCATACATTTACTTCTTCAGGTAATTTTGTAGTTACATCTTCAGCTACAGACGTTGAATATTTAGTTGTTGCAGGAGGTGGTGGAGGGGGAGACTTAGGCGGAGGAGGTGCCGGTGGTTTCCGCACAGCTACAGGCTTTTCAGTAAGCAATCAAACTTACGCAATTACAGTAGGTGCTGGTGGCGCAGATGCAGCTGGTTCTCAGCAACAGGGTTCAGATGGTAGTGCTTCTGTATTTTCAACA